CTTGAACGAGTGTTTCCATCTAACAGACAAGAAGGAGGAGATCATTACTCTAAACATAATATTCAGCCCTATGAATTTATTACAAAAAACAATCTTTCCTTCTTTCAAGGGAATGTAATTAAATACGTGGTGAGATATAAGGATAAAAACGGAATAGAAGATTTAAAAAAAATAATACATTATTGTGAATTAGAGATTGAGCAAATGCGAAAGGATGCATGCAAGGACCAATAGAAGCTCACACTAATTTATATAGAAGATTAAAAAATCATGGAGTTAAAATAAATAATGCCATTGATGTGGGTTGCTACAAAGGATCGTGGACAACTAAACTTAAATTAATTTATCCAGATGCAAACTGTTATTTGATAGATCCTAACCACAAGTTTAAAGAAAAATTAGAAATACTAGGAACTTTTTATCAAGAGATTGTAGGAGAAAAACTAGAAGAAAGAGAATTTAATTTTAGTCAGAATGACTTAGCAGATACAGGTAACTCTTTATACGATGAAAATTCCAATGCAAAATTTAAAAAAGAAAAGGTGACTGTTAAACCTTTGAAGGATATTGTACCGAATCAAACTTACGAAGTAATTAAAATGGATGTGCAAGGTGCGGAACTAGAAATTATAGAGGGTTCGTTAGATTTATTTAAACAAACAAAGTTTGTACAATTAGAGTGTCCTGTTCATCATAATAATGTAGGAGCTCCTTTGTTTGAACATTACATTAATTACATGGCAAATTGTAATTTTAAAGTTTTTGACGTAGATAGTTTCTTTATTAATGGAAAATTAATGGCGATAGATTTTTTATTTGTAAATAAAACTTTGCCTAAAGTAACTACTTTAGAATTAGATCAATTATATTATAAGGAGCAATAATGACTACTGAACTTACATTTACACAGACTGAAAGCGACTGGACACCGCCCACCGAATACCCAGACTTAACGAACAGGTCTGTTATTGCAGTTGACTTAGAAACAAGAGATCCAGACATAAAACAAAAAGGCCCAGGTTGGGCAACAAAAAATGGAGAGGTAGTTGGAATTGCTGTAGCTGCAGATGGATTCAAAGGTTACTTTCCTATTGCACACGAGAAAGGTCCTAATCTAGATCCTAGCATGACTTTAAAATGGTTTGCAAAGATAATGGCATCAGATGCAGACAAGATTTGTCATAATGCCTCTTATGATATCGGTTGGTGTAGAGCTATGGGTATTAAAGTGAATGGAAGAATTATTGATACAATGTTAGCTGGAGCTATCATTGATGAAAACAGAAGAGGATATTCTTTAAATGCATTGTCTGCAGAGTATTTAGGTGAAGTTAAAGTAGAAACAAAATTAAGAGAAAAAGCAGAGGAATGGGGTTTAGATGCTAAAGCAGATTTGTGGAGATTACCTGCAAGCTTTGTTGGAGAATACGCAGAGCAAGATGCTGAACTAACTTTGAAGTTATGGAGAAAATTTGAAACAGAAATAAAAACTCAAAACTTACAAACCATATTTGATATGGAAACTAAATTGCTACCTATTCTAATTGAAATGAGAGAACATGGAATCAGAGTTGATTTAGATAAAGCAGATAAAATGAAAAAAGTTTTTGTTCAAGAAGAACAAAAAAAAATCAAAGAAATCAAAGGTTTAACAGGAGTTGATGTAGAAATATGGGCCGCAGTATCTTTAGCGAAAGCTTTTGACGCACTCAAAATACCTTATGATCGAACAGAAAAAACAAAAGCCCCTAGCTTTACATCCAATTGGTTGTTAAATTGTACTCATCCTTTAGCTAAACTTGTAAGAGAAGCTAGAGAGATGAATAAGTTTCATTCAACATTTATAGATAGTATATTTAAATATGAACATAAAGGACGAATTCACGCGGAAATTAATCAGCTACGTAGCGATAATGGGGGGACTGTTTCTGGTCGCCTTAGTATGTCAAACCCAAACCTTCAACAAGTACCAGCAAGAAACAAAGAATTTGGAAAACAAATCCGATCGTTATTCTTGCCTGATGAAGGATCCAAGTGGGGTTCATTCGATTACTCTCAACAAGAACCAAGACTTGTTGTGCACTACGCGTCTTCAGTTGATTCAGGGTTTGAAGGGTCCTACGAATTAATTAAAGCATATGAAAAAGAAGACACGGACTTTCACCAAGTGGTTGCTGATATGGCTGATATACCTAGATCGCAAGCGAAAACAATCAATCTTGGGCTCTTTTACGGAATGGGAGCAGCGAAGCTATCGCGTGAACTTGGTATTGATACGCAGTCTGCGAAAAATCTTTTAGCAGAATATAATCGTAAAGTACCTTTTGTAAAACAACTTGCAAATCGTTGCATGGCAGTTGCAGATAAAAAAGGTTGTGTGGTTACGATAAAAGGAAGACATTGTAGATTTAATATGTGGGAACCAAGGTCGTGGGGTGTGTATACTCCAATGACATTGCAAGAGGCCTCTTCTAAATACGAAATGCATCAATTGAAACGTGCAGGAACCTACAAAGCATTAAATAGATTGATACAGGGTTCAGCAGCAGATCAAACTAAACAAGCGATTATAGATTGTTACGACAACGGCCACAGGCCACTGTTACAAATTCATGATGAACTTTGTTTTAACATTACATCAGAAGAAGATACAAAAACAATTAAAGAAAAAATGGAACATTGTTTAGATAATGTTCCTTTGAAAGTACCATCTAAAGTAGATATTGCATTAGGTGACAATTGGGGTGATGCAAGTTAAAATAGATACATGGAACTTTTTAATTCAGATACAGTTGTAGGAATTTGTCCTAACTGTAAACAACAAACTATTTTTCATCCCACAAAAAAACACGATGTTTTTACTTGTAAACTTTGTCATAAAGTTGCTAAACAATGGAAGAATGGAAAGATACATTGGGCAGTGATTACAGATGACCATCCATACGTAGATTATATTTGACCGAATAATATCCTTAAAGGAAAATACAACTTTCCAGCGAAAACTTTTTAAACTTACTTACCCTGCAAATGCGTGGATTTCGTAATCCTTAACATTAACAGAATACTTTGCTTCTTGCATATCTCTTGAGATTAATTCTTTAACAATCTTTTTAATCTCTTGAGAAGTTTCTTGCATAGCATTAGTCACTTTGCCTTGTTCCAGATATGACTGGTTCCACTTTGATTCCAAGTCCATCTTTTTGGCTAGAAGTGACTGAGATGATTCTATCACGCTCTATCTCCTCATAAGTAGCTAAACACAGTCTAGTGATTCTTCCAGTTTTTTCTTCTTGAATCTTTACTTTGCCTGCGTTTAACTCGTTAATGAAATTACCTATCACCTGCTCCTCTGATTCGGCCTCAACGTTGTGATCGAGGTACGCTCCGATATATCGAGCTTGGACACGATATAATTTCATAAGATGATTTTACCTTTATTTTGTTAAAAAATCAAGACTTTTGACCTTTTGTGGTTTCGATGCACCATAATTCTCCATTGGTAATTGTCAAGCCATTTTTTTCTAAAACAGTCCTAATTTGAATAACTTTTCTTTTACCTGCATTATCACAATCATTTAAAGACTTGTAATGAACTACAGGATCTTCCCAAAAATTCATACAAGATTCTCCCCATTGATTGTTATCAACAAAACAAATCAATCCAAATAAAGCAAAAGTTTTAAACATTTAGTACTTGACCTTTCTTATCAAATCCTTATATGGATAAGATATGATTAAAAACACAAACCGAGATACACTTATCTCAAAACTAAAACCTTTAGAAGCTAAAGGTAAAGTCAAAGTTAATTATGACACAGGTGAAGTAACATTGCTAGGAAAATCTGAAGAAGAAAATAAACAGATTTTAAATAAGTTTATGTATGCTACACCTAAAACTTGTCTAAACGTACTGCAACAATTATGGAGGGATAAATAATGACAGTAGGAGAACTAATACAGGCACTACAACAAGTAGATGCAGATAAAGAAGTTGTCTTTTATCATGCAAACAATAATGATTTACAAAGTTGTGAATATGAAAGTTTGTTAGATGTAGATGATGATTTTGTAGAACTAACCATTGAAAGCAAAGACGTGGAGGAATAATGAAAAGTAGAAGTTATTGTTTTAAAAAAATGATAGATCGAATAGATGATGTTTTATCTAAGCTACACAAAGAAGCTGTGGATGGAACTCCACTCAATCCCTCTCATGATGAATGGAACAATAGTAGAGATAGACTCATGGGAATTAAAGTTGGGCCAGAACATTTAGGAACCTATCCTATTAACTTTCAATTAGCAGATCATTTAATTCTATCTGAACTAGCTCATCAACCAGGGGCATGTAAAGAACATTTAGAAGAATTTGAATCTAAAATGAGGACGAGAAATTAATGGAAGGAGTTTACATTTTATTAATTTTTGTCATCGTTTTATTTTTCCCAAAACTAATTTTAGGAATTTTAGCAGTGATCGCTGCGTTTTTTCTTGGAACAGGAATGTAAAGGTATGATGAACAAAGAAGAACAAAGAAACGAAGAGTTTAAAAAATTTCAACGAGATTGGCACAAGCAAGTCACAAAGTTTCTTCATCGAGGATACAAGATGAATTTAGAAGCTGCAAAGGAAGACGGACATGATGTATTTGGTATGACCGAAGTACTTATGTTTGGAATCTTTTGGACGATTGTTACTCAAGCCATGCAACAAATGGGTCCACAACAAGCGGAGTTAGAAGAACAATTTTTAACTAACATGTTTGTGAAACTCATGAAAGGAGAAGGGCCTCAACAAGTCCACTATCAAGACGAAGATGGAAACGATTTAGGACCTATTTCTAATAAAAAACCAACTATCAACTAAGGAGAAAACATGGACATCAATAAATGGAAAAGTGTTGCGGTAAAAAAAGAAACCCACATTTTGTTAACTGCACTCTGTAACGAAACAGAAAGAAACCCTGCTAGAATGATTTCTAAGTTAGTCAAAGACTATGTAGAACAGGAAGCAAAGAAACATAAAAAGAGTACCGACAAATATGTTTCGGAACTATTAGCAAGAGTTTCTAGAAATGGTTATCGATAATATTAATCACATTCATCACTGCCAGGTCGATATCGTAAAGATGAACCGACCTGGTATTTATTTTTTATTTAATGAGAAGAAAGAACTTATTTATATTGGGGAAAGTAAATTTCCTTTGATACGAGTTTTAGATCATTATCATAAACATTATAAAATTAAAAAAACAGGGGGTCGTTCGGGCTATCAACAAAAAGGCATTGGACCTATCTTTACCTATTTTAGAACCATGCACGTGCAATCCGAAGATTCTAGAATCCGACAGCATTATGAAAAGCGATGGATCCGAAAATATGATCCACCTTTAAATTATAATACGAGAGCAGAGAACTATGATTTAAGTTGGAGAGAAATTAATGGGTTTGTTTATGTCTATGATTCTTTTTTCTATCAGGACATGTCCTGGCATAGA